AATTTATTCGATTCTACGAATTATCCGACCATCGAGCCGACATTGGCGCTTTACGATTCGCCAATCGTCGCAGGCGACACCGTAAACTGGAAAAAAACGGGATACGTCGATGACTATCCATCGAGCGCTTATGCGATGGCATACAAAGCAACGCTGAACGGAGCCGCTTCAACAAATTTCATAGTAAGCGGATCGGATTCAAGCGGCGAATGGGTTTTTTCTATCGCGCATGGAACGACTGCCAATTTCACAATCGGTATTTACCAATGGAATCTCTACGTTACAAAAAGCGCATCGTCTGAACGGATACGCCTTGATTCAGGCGAATGGGAAGTCGTTCAAAACATTTCAACTGATACCTCGAACGATCCGCAAAGCCATGCGCGGAAGGTGTTGACCGCGATTGAAGCAGTTATCGAGGGACGCGCTTCGGTCGATCAATCGAGCTATTCGATTGCTGGTCGAAGCCTTTCGCGCATGAGCATTGACGAGCTTCTCCTTTTCCGCGACCGATACAAAGCCGAATGGTTAAAAGAAAAACGACTTGAACGCGCCAAAAAGGGCAAAGGTCATCACGGCATAATCTTAACGCGCTTCACGAACTAATGGGACTTTTCAATTTTTTTAAAAAGAAAACGCGGAAGAGAATAACGCGGGACCAAATGCTCCACCTCTCGCGCCAATTCGATTCCGCAAAGTTCGACAACATATTCGCAGGATGGACCGGAACCAGCGCGACCGCAGACGAGGAATTGCGCGGATCGCTTTCGACGATGCGAGCTCGGACGAGATCGCTTTGTCAAAACTCAGAATATGCCAAAAAATTTATTAATCTGACGAAATCAAACGTGATCGGATCGCGTGGGTTTAAGTTCCAGGCAAAGACGAGGAACGAACAAGGCGCGTTGGATAAGCTTGATAATAACTATCTTGAACGCTTGTTTTTCGAGTGGTCGAAAAATCCCGATCACGTTTCCATCGATGGGCGTTTGGATTGGTTAGGCGTTCAGAATGTAGTTATGGAAACGCTGGCGCGTGACGGCGAGGTTTTTATTCGAATGATGAAAGGCGGGGCCGATAACCCTTTCGGCTTTTCGCTTTGGGTCTTGGAAGGCGATTCGATACCCATTGATAACAATCTAAAGCTCAAAGATGATCAATACATCATCATGGGAATTGAGCAGAACAAATTCGGGAAACCGCTCGCCTATTATCAAGCGATCAAAACGCCAAATCAGCTTTATGATTATTCCTACGATGTAAAAACGGAACGCGTCCCTGCGTCTGACATGATTCATCTATACATACAGGAACGACCATCGCAAAGTCGTGGTGTACCGTGGTTAAATACTGCAATTCGTCCGCTTCAAATATTATCAGATTATACAGAAAGTAGCCTTGTAGCTTCTCGCATCGGAGCAAGCGCAATAGGTTTTTTCAAATCGCCAGACGGCGCGGGGTACGTCGGAGACGGCGAGGACGAAGCAGGAAATCTATTGACAGATTTCCAGCCTGGAACATTTCAGCAATTACCAGCGGGGATGGAATTCGAAGCGTTTGATCCTAAACATCCAACGACTAATTTCCCCGATTTTGTTAAAGCCGTTCTACGCGGAGCCGCAAACGGTTGCGGAGTTTCTTACAACGCACTCGCAAATGATCTTGAGAACGTCAATTACTCATCGATCCGCGCAGGCGTCCAAGAAGATCAAGCGCATTGGAAAACCCTTCAACAATTTATGATTTCGCGCTTCTGTTATCCGGTTTATCGGAACTGGCTGAAAATGGGAATAACAACGGGACAAATCGATTTACCAATCAGCAAACTTTTTAAGTTCGAGGAAGTCGTTTTTCATGGTCGCGGATGGTCTTATGTCGATCCGCTTAAAGAATTAAAAGCAAAAGAATTAGCGCTTCAAATGGGCGTAACGTCAATCGGAAAAATTACCAGCGAAGCAGGCGAAGAATGGACCGATATTTTCGCGGAGCTTGCCGCTGAAAAAGACGTTGCCGAGGGACTCGGTTTGAATTTAACGGGACCAGTAAATCCCGCACCAACGGAAACCATCGAGGTCGAAAATGGAAACGAAGAAAATTGAAACGGGAATATTAACCCGCATTTTAGAAGTCAAAGAATCAAACGCGGACAAGGATTCGCGGACACTAGATATTTCCTTTTCGTCCGAAACTCCTGTGGAACGGAGTTTCGGCGCGGAAATCTTAGACCACAAACCTGAATCGGTTCGACTTGGACGGTTGAACAATTCGGCCCCGGTCTTATTTAATCACGATATCGATCAACCGGTCGGAGTCGTGGAAAGTGCCAGGATAGAAGAAAAAGTCGGTAGAGCTTCAATTCGATTTGGAAACTCGGAAAGAGCAAACGAGGTTTTTCAAGACGTCATGGACGGCATATTACAAAACGTCTCGGTTGGCTACGAGGTTCATCGGATGGAACAAACAAGAGACAACCCGCCCGAGTACCGAGTGACCGATTACACGCCGCATGAAATCTCAATCGTGACCGTTCCGGCCGACATTTCGGTAGGGGTATCACGCGAGAGAAATACGCGGTTTGAAACCGAGGTAATCGAATTACCTGAATTGAAAGAAAAGAAAATGGAAGTTGAAGTTCAAGAACAAGCGGTAAACACCGCGGCGCTCGAAGCAAAAGTGCGAGCCGACGAATTAAAGCGAGTACGCGAAATCGAAGCTTATGGACGCGAACATAAAGAGTCCGAGCTTGCAGAAGAATATATCAAAAGCGGTAAATCCGAAGGCGAATTTGCTCAAGCCGTTTTGGAGCGAATCAAGAATCGCCCGAAAGAGCATTTCGATATTGGATTGACCAAAAAGGAAACAGGCGAGTTTTCAATGCTTCGCTTAATTAACGCCTTGGCGCGTCCGCATGACCGAAACGCCCAAGATGAAGCTTCATTTGAGCTTCAAGCTTGTCAGGCCCAAGAAGGAAAGCAAAAGCGATCTGCTCGCGGCGTTTATATTCCAAACGAAGTTTTAAACGAGCGAAGCCTTTCCCGCGCCAGCTACCAAAAGCGTGAACTTCAAGCGGGTTCCGGTGACGGCGCAAATCTCGTTCCGACGATCTTGGATTCCTCAAGTTTTATCGAGTTTCTCGATAATAATATGGTATCGGTCGCAATGGGTGCGCGAGTCATGCGCGGACTTGATGGAATCATCAAAATTCCTCGCAGGGACGCGGCTATTTCTGGCGGATGGTTAGCCGAAAGCGGAGACGCTGGCGATGTAACACCTAGTTATGATCAAGTCACCATGCAGTTGAAAACGTATGGATTGCGCGTTGATCTCTCACGCCAATTGAGACTCCAAAGCTCGATGGATGTTGAGCGCTTGGTTAGGGAGGAAATCTCACTCTCAACCGCGATTGCTCTTGACCAAGCCGCATTAAGCGGAACTGGTTCAAGCAATCAGCCAACCGGAATTGCCGCAACAAGCGGAATCGGTTCTGAAACAATCACCGCGAATCAAATTACTTACGCGCAAGCAATTGCGATGCAAGGCGATGTAATGGCGGCGAACGCGTATTTCGGAAAGCTTGGATACGTTATCCATCCAACGCTTGCCGCTGATGCGAAAGCTCGAACTATCGATTCCGGTTCCGGTCGTTTCGTGATGGAAAATAACACCATCGACGGATTCAGAACGCTTGTCAGCGCGCAGTCAACTTATTCCTCGCAGAATAAGGTTTTCTTCGGAAATTTTGATGACCTCATGATTGGTTATTGGAGTCCAGGAATTGACGTTAGCGTTCACAAGGAATTTGACGATGGACGCGTCAGATTGATCGTTTTCGTTGATGCCGATATCGCCGTCAGGCACGCGGGATCATTCTCGATGACAGTCAACGCTTAATGCTAACCACTAAGAACGCAGGCGGCCTGATTGGGGCCGCCAGCGAGACAGGCGGAAAAGTGAAAATAACTATGTTACGCGGAGCATTTATCGCGGGAGAGAATCACCCAGCAGGGGAAACGCTCGAAGTCGATGACCGCATCGCACGCCAACTGATCGGATCGAATAAAGCCGTAGCGGCTGAAGACGCACCGAAAAAGGCGACTAAAAAGAAATAACGATGGGAGTCGAAAGCACATCCGATTTATCCGATTTCTTCCTAACCGATGATTTCGGGATCGCGGCAACCTATACGCCCGACGGCGGAAGCGCTTCAACGATCAACGTTTTATTTGATAACCCGTTCTCATCCGTTCCCCTGGACACGGGGGAACGGGATGTAGAATCGAACACGCCGACCGCGCTTGCAGTATCTTCAGATGTTTCAAGCGTGGCGCATGGTGATGTTATCGTAATTAACTCGATTACTTACCACATCGTCGGCGTGCAAAAAGATTCTGGAAGTGGATATCAGGGAACGACCCTATTGATGCTTGAAAAGCAATAATGGCAAATCACTTGAGGCGACAAATTCGCGAGCGCATAGCGACCCGCGTTACATCGCTTTCTACAACCGGATCGAATGTTTTTCAATCGCGAGCCTATCCGATTGAAGAATCGAAACTTCCTTGTTTGCTGGTTTACGATTCCGAAGAATCCGTCACGCTTCAAGCGATGGGCGGGACTCGCGGAGTCGCGTCAGAATTGACGGTAAACATTGAAGGATATTGCCAAGGCGGAGACGGTCAAACCGTCATGAATACGCTTGCGGCAATTCAGAAGGAGGTTCAAATCGCAATGCAGGGCGATATTAATATCAATAATCTTGCGCGTGATTCGTACCTTACCAGCGCTGACGCGTCTATTAACGCGGAAGCGACGAAACCGACGGGATCGGTTCGGTTATCGTATCTCGTCGAATATCAATATTTGGAAAACGCGCCTGACGTAGCCGCGTAGAAAGAAACAAAATGGCCGCATCTAGTGGAAACGGTGG